CATATTTGAAAACACTTGACACAACAGTTAATGCTGCGTTGATTACTGCAGGTACTGTTGCAACTACTGCACAAGCTGCTACATCAGCAGGCATCATCGGTTACGCATCAGAAGCTGCTCGCCTTGTATATGAGGCAACTGGTTACTACGCACAGAACTACATCGCCAACGGATCACAATGGCAGCTACTTATGGGTGCATCAGATACAACTGGTCGCCCAATTTACTCAGCATCACAGCCAATGAACGCAGGCGGCTTAACACAACCGGGTTCAATCCGCGGCAACGTGCTTGGCCTTGATCTATATGTTGATAAGAACTTTGCAGCTACTACAACAGTAGATGACTCAGCGATTATCCTTGCGCCAGAAGCATTTACTGTTTACCAGTCACCACAGGCATATATGTCTGTAAACGTTGTAAGCAACCTACAGGTACAGGTAGCAATCTATGGCTACATGGCAACAATCGCCAAGATGCCAAAGGGAATTATCCGCTACAACTTCACCTAAGAAATAACCCTAATAGTCGGTGGGCGATTAGCCCTTTCGCCCATCGACCCCTACTAAGTAAGGAGTACCGATGCCAGCTAGTTACGTTACCGTAGCCGAGCTACGTGCCAATTTAGGTATCGGTTCTCTTTACTCAGATAGTACGGTCGAGGAGTGCTGCCAAGCTGCGCAAGATCAAATTAACAGTTTCCTTTGGTTTGATTCTGCGCCAGTCGTGGGAACTGCATTGGTAAGCAACGTTGCCACCGTGATGTTAGCCAACCCCGGCTTATTTACTACAGGCGAAAGCGTGACAATAACCGGGGCTGGTTCAACATTTAACGGCACTTACACAATTACTGCCACGCTGCCATTTAGCACAGGCACTACAAATTTATTGCCAGCATTTAATATGCAGCTAAATTATTACCAGCAACCACAGGGCTATAGTTTTATTCAGTTTGCTAAGACTGCAGCCGATCAAAACTTTAGGCGCGTAGTACCATCAGGCACAGCTACAGGCGAGGATACAAAGACAGCCACCTACGTCAATACAGCAAGCGTTAGACAAAGTGCGATGATCTTGGCAGTAGATATTTGGCAGGCTCGCCAGGTATCTCAGACAGGCGGCGTAGGACTCGATGGCTTTAGCCCTAGCCCTTACCGCATGGGCAACAGCATGATAGGCAAGATTAGAGGCTTACTAGCCCCGTACATCTCACCGAATAGCATGGTGGGGTAAATGCCTACAGCGGCTATTACAACCCTGCGTAGCACCATCGCAGCGGCTTTAACCAATAACGGAGTCTGGTCAGTGTTTGCCTACCCACCAGCGACCATCCTGGCTAACAGCTGCGTGGTAATCCCAGCCGATCCATATTTAACGCCAAGCAATAACAGCTACATAACTATTTCGCCTATGGCTAATTTTAAGATTTTGCTAACCGTGCCAATGTTCGACAATCAGGGCAACCTGCAAGGCATCGAGGATTTTATCGTTGCAGCTTACACAAAACTAGCTGCATCAAACCTTGTATTTAATATAACAAGCGTTAGCGCGCCCGGTGTATTAAATGCTGATAGCGGCGATCTATTAACCGCCGAATTTAATATATCCATACTAACGAGCTGGAGTTAAACACATGTCATACACAGATGAGGATATTGCCTTTTTAATTAAAATTGGGCAGATCGAAGCAGCACCAGTAAAAGATACAAAACCTAAAGCACCTGCAACCGAGAAAACAGAGGAATAACTAAATGGCCGTATATTTAAGCAATACCGTTGTAGTAACGCTGAACTCAGTAGTTCTATCAGATCACGTTACAAGCGCAACGATCAACCGCGTATTTGATGAACTTGAAGTAACTGCTATGGGCGATACAGCTCATAAGTTCGTTAAGGGTCTAGAGGCCAGCACAATTACTTTAGATTTCTTAAGCGATACAGCTGCTGCAAACGTAAACGCAACGCTACAAGCAGCATGGGGTACAACAGTACCTATTACGCTAAAGCAGACAAGCGCAGTGGTATCAGCTACTAACCCGCTATACAGCACCACAATCTTGGTAAATAACACTACCGATATTAACGGCGCAGTAGCAGACATCGCTACACAATCAATTACATTTACTTGTAATTCACCAATCGTAATTACAACTGCACCATAACAAAAAGAAATAGGGGCTAAAACATGGCTAAGTTAAAAATAACAAAGGTAGATGGCAGCGTATCTGAGCATCAGATAACACCATCTATTGAGTACGCGTTCGAGCTGTACGCAAAGAAAGGTTTTCATCGTGCTTTCCGCGAGGATGAGAAGCAGACAGATGTGTACTGGTTAGCGTGGGAATGTTTAAGAGCTGGCGGCGATACCGTGCCAATGTTCGGCGCACCGTTCTTAGCAACACTTAAAAAGGTTGAAGTTCTGGATGATGACCCGGAAGCATAAGGCGTGACTCGTTTACTTACTTGATTGCACGGATCAGTTTGGAAACGGGAATACCGCCTAAAGATTTAATTGGGCTAGATAGCAGGATGTTTGCAGCATTGCTGGAAGCGATGAAAGATAGAGCAAAGGAGATTAAAGATGCCAGTAGCGGTAAAAGGCGGCATTGAACTCCGTAAAGCTTTATTAAAGTTTGAGCCTGATCTAGCTAAAGAAACACAGCAAGAAATGGCTACGTTGCTAAAACCCATTACATCGAAAGCAAAAGGTTTTATACCACGCCAAGCCCCGTTATCGGGTTGGGGCAAAGCATCTACTAATGGCAAATTTCCTGAATGGGATGGCCGAGCTGCTAAAGGCGGCATTGGTTATAAAACTACACCCAGCAAACCTAATAGCAAAGGTTGGCGATCTTTATCTAGAGTTCATAACGCATCAGCATCCGGTGCTATTTATGAAACTGCTGGCCGTGTAAGTCCTAATGGCCGAGTGCAAGGTTCGGCATTTATTGTGCAAGTACCGGGCCATAAAGATTTTGGCAAGAATAAAGTAGGCGCAAATAAAGGCCAAGGCCGTAGCCGTAATCCGCAAGCAGGCTACATATTTGTGCAAGCAATAAACCAATACGGCACAATCGTAGATGCGAATGATCAAACAGGTGCAGGCCGTAGGTCGCGCAAAATGAAAGGCCGAGCAATCTTTCGCGCATGGAAAGAAGATGGCGGTAAAACTAACGCAGCTGTTATTAAAGCCATTGAAACATCTAGGGATCGATTCAACAAGGCTGTGGGGTATAACTAATGGCCATTGATCCATCAGTAAGAATTGATATTGCCGCTGAGTTCACAGGCAAAAAAGCATTTAAGCAGGCAGACACAGCTACCGCAAAGCTAATGAAAAGTGTCAAGTCATTAGCTGGTGGCTTAGGTATTGCCTTTGGTACAAAAGCTGTAATTAACTTTAGTAAACAAGCTGTAAAAGCCTTTGCTGAGGATGAAGCAGCAGCCCTACGTCTATCTAATGCTGTAGATAATTTAGGCATTGGATTTGCCAACGTAGATATATCTAAATTTATATCCGACCTTGAACGATCTGCCGCCATCGCCGATGACATTTTAAGGCCAGCATTTCAGGGGCTATTGACTACTACGGGATCATTAGTTCAATCACAGAAATTATTAAACGATGCCATTACGATCAGCCGCGCATCGGGTATCGATCTTGCCACCGTTTCCCAAGATTTAGCCAAAGGTTATGTAGGCATTACTAAAGGTTTGGCTAAATACAATACCGGGCTAACCAAGGCAGAGCTGAGTAGCAAATCATTCAATGAAATCTTAGGCACTTTATTAAAACAATCTGCTGGGGCAGCTAATGATTACTTAGGCACAACTGCCTTTAGCATGGATGTATTAGGCGTCGCAACAAGTAACGCATCCGAGATTATTGGCGGCGGCTTAGTAGATGCTTTTGCGGCCGTTGGTGGTGGCACTGAGGCTAGCGATGCTGCTTACGTTATTGAACAAATTGCTACAGCTATTGCTAACGTTACACGGGCTACAGGCGCAGCAGTTGGTGTTATCCCTACATTGATTAAAAACCTAAAAAACCTACCTAAAGATATTTTTAGTGGTTTCGTAGGCAAGCAAACTGGCGTAACTCCTAAACCGAGACCTGAGCCAAAATCTGCTTTAGAATTATCTAAAGAGGAACAGGCTAAACGACTTGCTAAATTAGAAGCCGATGCAGCCAAACGCGCAAAAGCCCTAGCGGTATTACAATCTAAACAACTAGCTAATACCAAGAAACAAGCCGATGCGGAAAAGAAACGTCAATTATTAGACAAGGCTAGAGCCGCGCTAACTAAGGCTGCGGCCAATTTTGATTTAAACAAGATACAGATAGCCGCTGCGCTTAAAGCAACCTACGATAAAGATGAACGCCTGCGCCTATTGGCCATGCAGGAAATTGAAAACGATAACGGTGAAAAAGCTTTAGATTATCTTAAGCAATTAAGACTGCTAACGGATGAGCAGTACACAAACAAACTTGCTGGCATTAATAGCATTAGCGAAAGCGAATTAAGCGCAATTAACAAATTGCTATTTGCTGAGTTAAAGCGCATTGAAACCACGAAAATGACGGATGAAGAAGCGGCTGAGGCTCGCGCTGAGGCCTACCGTAAGTACAACGCAGCAATCATTGCATCAGGTGGCTTAGCTGAGGCCAATTTTTACAGTGAAAAAACACAGATTGATTTACTTAAAATTGCTAGACTTTCTGCGCTTGATGAATCTGCCACGGCTCAAGCTACTTATGACTTGCTTAACTACACTACTCAAACCGATATCATTGCCCGTATCGCAGCTGCTCAAAAACTAGCCGATGATGCCAAGTACAAAGCATTACAAGATTACCTAAAACTATTAGGCCAAGGCGCAGGTGCGGCAGTAGGTGGCGGCGCGGCAGTAGGTGGCGGCGCAGCTGCGCCAGCCGTACCAATGTCGCCTTTACTACCCCCTAAATTTGGGATAGGTGGCAGACCTATATTTAGCTGGGAGTCTGGATATAGCACGGGAACAATCCCCGCTACTGGATCAAATAATGACAACTCAGTCACCGTAATAGTTGAAGGCAATATATTAGATGGCGATGATTTTACCGACAAAATGAATCGTGCCATGCTAGACAGTATTCGCAGAGGTTTAAGTCAAATGCCTGCGGGGGCGTTGCCATGACCGTGCCAGTAATTAACGCAGTTATTAACTTTAGTACAGGCCCATCCTTTACACAGACGATGATTTTAGACTCAGGCATATTAGGCACAAACGTATTAGGTGATTCTGCTGCCCTTATAGTCGATGTAAGCGATGTAGTGGACAGCATTAACACTAGGCGCGGTCGATCAGCTACAGCCGATGAATTCCAAACAGGATCGCTAACCCTGCGTATTGTGGATCAAAATGGCGATTTTAACCCACAAAATCCTAACAGCCCTTACTTTGGATTTTTAAGCCCAATGCGTAAGGTGGCAATATCGGCTACCTATAACGATGTTGTTTACCCAATTTTCTCAGGTTTCATTACCAGCTATACAACCACTACCCCACGCAATGCCACAGATGTTGTTTATACAACTATCCAAGCGGTTGATGCCTTCAGGCTGGCTCAAAATGCTCAAATCAGTACCGTTACAGGTGCGACTGCGCAGCTATCAGGCACACGCGTAAATAAGATACTCGACCAGATTGCTTGGCCAGCAGAAATGCGCGATGTAGATACTGGCCTAACCATGCTGCAGGCAGACCCCGGCACAGCTCGTACTACCTTGGCAGCTTTAACCACTGTAGCCAATAGCGAGTACGGCGCAATATATGTAGGCAAAAATGGCTATTTCGTATTCCAAGATAGAACTGTCACAGCTGGCAGCGTGGCAGGCACGCCTGTGGTGTTTAACGATAACGGCTCAGATATTGGCTATTTCAACGCCATATGGCGTTTAGATGACACCCTTATCTTTAACCAAGCCAATGTAACCCGCACAGGCGGTACGGTTCAAACGGCTATAAACCAAGCCAGCATAGACAAATACTTTGCCCATACTTATAACCAGCAAGATTTGCTAATGGCTACAGATGCCGATGCCCTTAACTACGCCCGTGCCTACGTTGCCAGCCGCGCAGAAACTAGCGTTAGATGCGATGCCATCGAGCTAGACCTATACACAGATAATTACTCAGCTGGGATAGTCGCAGCCCTTGATCTTGATTTCTTTGATCCTGTAACTATTACTACTAACCAGCCAGGTAGTTCAACACTTACTAAGACTTTACAGGTATTTGGCGTTGGTCATTCAATTACACCTAACAAGTGGCGCACAACTTTCACAACTTTAGAGCCAATAATCGACGGCTTTATATTAAACTCAACCCAATATGGCGTACTTGATACGTCAGTATTAAGTTACTAAGGAGATAAGACAATGGCCGTAGGCTTTCCAGCTAAAACAGACTTTGCCACGGGCGAGGTTTTAACCGCCACCAATATGAACGATATAACGGGTACGTTAAACCTGTTGCAATCCACACTTTACCCAGCAGGGCGTAACAAGATTATTAACGGCGATTTTGGTATATGGCAGCGCGGTACGTCTGGTTTTGCATTAGGCTCAGCATATAATGCAGATCGTTGGACTTTTTATACAGGAACTCCAACTAACAAAGCAATTACTCAACAAACCTTTACCCCGGGAACTGCGCCCGTATCGGGTTATGAAGGAACTTACTTTTGGCGTTTTGCCGAAACTGTCGCGACAGTAGCTGACACAAATAATTTGTCGCAACGTATTGAAGATGTAAGAACTTTTGCTGGTCAAACTGTCATAATGTCATTTTGGGCTAAATCTACAACTGCTAGCACAACAGCAACATTACGTTTATCTCAAAACTTTGGCAGCGGTGGATCAACATCAGTCAATACTGATGCAGCTGCCTTAAACTTGACTACTTCGTGGGCGCGTTATTCAAAAACTATAACTTTACCAAGTATTACAGGTAAAACGATTGGCACAAGTTCATATCTAAGTGCACAGTTTATTTTCTCAACTAACCTAATTCAGACTATTGATATTTGGGGCGTTCAATTAGAAGCTGCATCCACTGGCTCAACCGCTTCGCCTTTTCAAACTGCTAGCGGTTCAATCGGTGGAGAATTGGCGTTATGCCAGCGGTATTATTATCGCTTCCAACCTACTAGCGCGGCTACAAATAGATTCGGTTATGGATTTGCTGTAAGCACAACAGCTGGCGAAATTGGATTTAAGTTTCCAGTAAATATGAGAACAGCACCAACAGCGTTAGAACAAAGTGGTACTGCCTCTGACTATGGCGTTAAAAGTGGTGCTACCAATACAGCCTTTACCTCTGTGCCTACTTTCAATACAGCCGATGTTACCGAAGGATTCATTGGTTTTGGTACTGCTGCTGTTTTATCTGTCGGCAGCGGTACATGTATGCGAAATTCCTCTACAAATGCTTATTTAGGTTGGAGTGCTGAACTATGAAATATGAACTATTAACAACTAATGAAGATGGCGTAAAGATTTATGCTCGCATAGATGACGATGGCAAATGCCGCGTTACTTGTACTGAGGATAATCTTGAGTATCAGGCTTGGTTAGATGACTCAAGCAATAAGCTATAACGGCTGGCCAGCATCTAAGGATGTTGAGTCGATCCGTATCAAGTCTTATCCGATCAAGGGCAGCAAGGTAAAACTGCGCTGCGCCTATTTAGCTGCGCCTTTACTCGTTGCCTTTGCCGAGCAATTTAATGAGTTGATCGAGCCGATCGATGGCGGTGCGCTTGACGATTGGGGCTATGCGTACCGAGATGTTAGAGGCGTACCGGGCAAGTTAAGTAACCACAGCAGCGGTACGGCTATAGACCTTAACGCGACTAAGCATCCGCTAGGCAAGGCTGGCACATTCCCAGCTGAGAAAATTCCAATGATCCAAGCTTTGACTAAGAAATACGGCCTTAACTGGGGCGGTAATTGGACACGCAAAGACGAGATGCATTGGGAAATAGCACAAGACCCTATAAAATCAGCCAAATTAATAGAGAAGTTAGGATTAAGTTATGCCGACTAGCGCACAAGTAACAGTAGGAACTACAGCCACATTATTGGTAGCTGCGAATATTATGGATCAAACAGTATGGCTACATAATTTAGGCGGCGGTGCTGTCTATTTAGGCGATGCTAACGTAACTACAGCAAACGGCTACAAAATGGATAACACCGATAAAATGCAAGTGCCCGTAGGCGATCATGAAGGCTTATATGGAATTACTGCCAGCGGTAGTCATATCGTTGCAGTATTGAAACAAGTCAATTAAGGGCATTTAGGAGTAAGACTATGAAAGATCAATTACTAGCTGCTGGCGTGTCCTACCT